ATGGACGTACAAGACGGGCGCGCTGGCTCACATGGTTGTCGAGCAGGGGCCGGGTAACTCCGCCGCCTGGGCGGTTAATCCTAACGCGGGGGGGGGGAGCAATAATCTTCTCGCGGCCTCGGCCTACGCCGTCGTCAATGCGGCGTCGAACAACTACACCGGCGCGGCCATGAGCGCCGGCCGGATGGTGTACGCTCTCGATTTCTGCAATGCCGATACGACCTGGGCGTATCTCAAACTGTTCAACGGCGCGCCAACGATAGGCACGACAAATGCGCTGGTGCAATATGGCATTCCGCCTGGAGGGTCCAAGACGATTACTTTCGCCGACATCGGGCTCTATTTCAGCGCCGGCATTTATGCCGCGATTACGGCGGGAATTGCCCTGAACGACAACACGTCGCTGACCAATGCCAACAAAGTCACCGGAACGATCCATTACGTCTGATTTTTCGAGGATCATGCTCATGGCCGACTATTCCGCGTTGCAAACCCTGTGGGCGACCCTGCCGCCCGACAATACGACCGATCAAAACCTCGCCGCCGTCAACGCCATGACGGTGGCCGTGCCGCCTGTCGATATCCCGGCATCAGCCATCGCCGGCTATCTTGGGCGCAATCTCCGGCTGGCGCCGCTGATCGCCTATGCGACCGCCGCGCCGTCGGGCTCCAACCCCGCCGCCGTCATGATCGCCAAAAATCTGCTGGCGATCCTGCAACTCGGCTCGCCGCCCGATTTCCAGTCGTCCGACCCCGCTACCTTCGCCTCGTTGAGCACGGCGCTTGGCGTGCTGGTCTCGGACCCGCTTTCCGGCCTGACATCCGGCGACGCGGCGGCCATCGTGGCATTGTCGCAGCCGACAATCCCATGGTCGCGCGCCAACGGCTACGAGACGCCGATTACTGCGGCCACCATCGCCGCCATGCAGGAGGCATGAATGCGACGCGCGGCCGAACCGGCCGCATACGACGACTTGAGCCCCGTCATTGTTGTTGAGATGAAAATCATACCCGCCGAGCTTCCCATAGACGCTGCAGCGGTGTTCGAAGAGTGGATGCAGAAAATCACGGCCGTCAAAGGGTGTGGCGCCCGCTCCGTCTTCTGCACGCGCGACTCGGCGGATTGCGAATGCTGGGCGTCGGCCTCGGCCGGCGTCGGCGTGCTTTTCGGGGTCGAGCGGGCGAGGTAAGGAAACCCGCGAATGCTGCTGATTTTCAGTTCGCTTTTCGGCTCGGGCGGCGGTTCCGTCACCGGAACGCTTGCCGCGGTCGAGGCGCAAGATTCTGCTACATTTTCGGGCGGCGGTTCCGTCACAGGCGCGCTCGCCGCGGTCGAGGCGCAAGATTCTGCTACATTTTCGGGCCTGACCATCGTCACAGGCGCACTTGCTGCGACCGAGGCTCCAGATTCTGCTACATTTTCGGGCCCGACCACCGTCGTCACCGGAACGCTTGCTGCGACCGAGGCTCCAGATTCTGCTGCATTTTCGGGCCCGACCACCGTCGTCACCGGAACGCTTGCTGCGACCGAGGCTCCAGATTCTGCTGCATTTTCTGGCCTAAGCATCGTCATCGGCGCACTTGCGGCGACCGAGGCTCCAGATTCTGCTGCATTTTCTGGCCTAAGCATCGTCATCGGCGCGCTCGCCGCGACCGAGGCTCCAGATTCTGCTGCATTTTCGGGCCTGACCATCGTCATCGGCGCTTTCGCGGCGACGGAAGCGCAGGACGTCGCCGCCTTTGCCGGTTCCATCGGCATTGTTGTCGTCCAGTCCGGCGTCACCGTCTCCGACACAGCGGCCTGCATCCTGTCCATTGCCGACTTCGCGGTTTGGACGATCTTACTAACCGACAACGTTTGAGGGATGGTTCTATGAAATTCACGATCCCGCTTCTCGTGCTGGCGCTCATGGTCCTCGCCTATGCCGGCAACACGCGGCCCGAGCGCGCCGCAAACATCGCAGCCGCGCCCTGGGTAGTCGCGCAGCCCGCGCCGGGCGGAAGGCCGTGAATATTTACACCGCCAACACACTCTTGACGCTGACGGCGGTCTTCACCACGCCAGCCGGCGTATCGGTTTCCCCGACCACTGTCGTTTGCAAGGTCAAGGATCCTGCCGGCAACATCACCGCCCCGGCGGTGTCGGGCTCTGCCGGCTCCTACACCGCCCAGTTCACGCCGACCCTGGCCGGTCCCTACAGTTATGAATTCATCGGCTCAGGGGTCGCGGTGGCGTCGCAAGTCGGCACCTTCCTCGTCAACCAACTCACCTTCTAACCGCGCTCGACCAAGGCGCAGGTGGCGCATTGACGCAACGCAAGTGGTGACGTGATGCAAAAGCCTCGCCCGATCCGAACCTCACAGGTCAAGCCGCTTGGGTTCTGCCGCCCGTTCCGCGTTGGTTACATCAACGAGCGGATTGACGACTTGCATCGCAAAGGCGACAAGATTAATGCGATAGGTTTTCTCGCTTACGAGGACGATGAAAACGAAGGCGGCGCCTGGGCTAAAAGGAAACTCCGCTGATGGCCGATCTTTCGGATGCATCAACGCTGCTCGTCAACATGGCGGCCGCCGCACTCTATCCGAATGGAACCGGACAGGCATCGGCAATTGTCGCGCCTGTCAAGATTTATCCGGGCTGGCCTATTTCGACGGCGCTTGACGCTGATTTGCGCGCCGGGACCGTGAATGTCTCCGTTTTCCCGATGCAAAGCTCTATCGCGCTCGCGCCTCAGACGCTCGATAATCCGCAAGTGATCGTGCCGCCGGTTTATGGCCTTGTGGCGAGCGTTGCGAATGTGCTCACCGGCAACACGCTTACGCTGACGGGAACGCCCAACGCGGGCGAGTTCGTCACGCTGATCGCAGACAACCGGAATGTTTACACATCGTCCCAAACGACCGCCGCCGCGATCCTGGGCGACCTTCTGGCGCAAGCATCGGTCAATTACCCATCCGGCTCTCTGGTCGGGCCGACGCTGACCATCCCCGCAAATCCGCTTGTGGCGAGAATCGGCGGGGTCGCGACGCTTGGAAACTCGGTCCACAGGCAAAAACAATCATTCATGCTGACCGTTTGGGCGCCATCGGAGGCGCTGCGTTCCGCCGCCGCGATGATCATCGACGTGGCCTTGAAGCGCGTCAATATCGTCACGTTTCCCGACACGTCGAATGGCCTCCTGACATTTGAGCGCACGCTGGTTTCGGACAAGATGGAGCACGCGCTTTGCTATCGCCGCGATCTGATTTTCGGCATCGAATACGCGACGCTTGACACCTATCAGGGCGTCGAAATCACGACGATAAGCCCGGTCGTCACATTTACCTGAAGGACAACCCAACATGGCTTACAAACTCGTCATCACCCAACCCTTCCACGGCTATGTGAAGGGTCAGGAAATCACCGACGCCGACGAAATCGCCAGGCTTTCGGAAGACCGCGAGCATCATTTTGTGCGCGTTTTCTATGAAGCCCCCATCGAGGCGCCCGCGCCCGTAGTTTACCCAGATTTTCCCGAACACCACGACGCCTAAGCGTTTGGTTGCCTTATTCGGCCCCTAGGCAAGGTCGCGCGCCAACGTCGTGACGACGCCGGCAATCCCACTTGATGGAGCCTACGTTTCTTTGCAAAGACGATGGGCGAATGGCTTTCATGCCCGCAACGAAGAAGTGTAACCGCTTAATCACAACAACCCGCTCTAACAGGCGGGTTTTTTATTGGCCGCGCGTGATGCGTCGCCTATCCCTTGAAGGAACTAAACGATGCCAACCTTTCTCGATGGCACTTACAACCTCGCCGCGCTCAATGTGCCCGGAGTATATGTAGACGTCATCCCGCCTTCGCCGAACATCATTGGCGTCCCGACCAATATTGAGGGCATCGTGGGCGTTGGCTCCTGGGGGCCGCTCAACACGCCGATTCCGCTTTCCAAGCCCGCGGACGCAGCCACCAAGATCGGAACGCCGCTTATTCGCTCGCACGATCTGGCAACCTATGTTTGGGCTGGAACGCAAGTCGGCGGCGCTATCGGCTATTACGCCGTGCGCGTCTCGGACGGAACAGACACCGCCGCGTCGGCTGTGATCCAGACCAACTGCATTACGCTGACGGCAAAATATTCCGGCATCCTCGGCAATTCGATCATCTACAACGTGGCGAACGGCACGCAGGCCGGCTCGTATATGGTCCTGCTGAGCTTCCCCGGCGTCAACCCCGAGCAGTACAACAACATCGGCCTTGGCGTTGGGTCGGTTACGACCGTCGCCGGCACGACTTACACGAGCGTTCCGAGCGCGACCGTCACCGCGCCGCCTGTTGCGGCCAATGCTGTGCAGGCAGTCGTCAATCCGACGCTGTCGGTTTACGGCGTCCCTACCGTCACCTTTGGCGGCACGAGCGGCTTCGTCGTCAACGATCTCGTTACGCTTTCCAACGGCGTCGTCCTGAAAGTCGCCACGGTTTCGTCTGGCGTGATTTCGACCGTGACCCTTCAGAGCGCCGGCCTGCTTACTGGCGGCGCGATCCCGGCCAATCCCGTGTCAATGACCTCGACAAGCGGCGTCGGCGTCGGCACTCCAACCTTTACGCTGACATGGGGCCTTGGCGCTCCGACCATCGTCACGCCGGGCCAAGGCTATCTTGTTGCGCCGCTCATCACCCTTTCGGGCGGCGGCGGCACCGGCGGCTCCTATACCGCGTTGCTGTCGATTTGGCTCAATCTCGCCAATGCAATCAACAACGGCAATTCGACGCGCGGCCCTTCGGCCATCGTCACGGCGTCCGCTGGCGTCGGCGTTGCCGCTCCGACGCTTTCGACGCCGGTCACCCTTGCGGGCGGCACGGACGGCGCGGCAGGCGTCACGGACGCAACGCTGGTGGGGCAGGACATCATTCCGCGCAAGGGCATGTACGCGCTTCGCAGTACGGGAATTGATGGCTTTTCGCTCTGCGATCTATCGACGGCGCCTTACTATCCCGTCATTGACAGCTTCAGTGTGTCTGAAAACGCGCTGGCGGTTCATGCCACGGTTTCCGGCGACACCATCGCTAACGCCATTGCCACGCTCACCAGTTCGGGCTTGGACGATTTCCCGGCGTGGCTGATCGTTGGCGACTGGCCGACTTTCTATGACAGCCAGAACCAGCTTTCGCGGCTGGTCAATCCGGCGGCTTTCGCTCTTGGCCTGATCGGCAATCTGTCGCCGGAACAGTCCCCGATCAACAAACCGTTGCGCGGCATTTCCGCGACGCAGAAAACGCAGAGCGGCCAGACCTATTCCGACACCGAACTCTCGGCGGCGGAACTTGGCCGCGTCGATCTTATCGTTGGTCCTCCGACGACGCCGGGCGGCAATTATTATTCCTTCATCACCGGGCGCAATACGTCATCGAACACGGCGGGGAACGGGATCGAATACTCCCGTATGACGTGGTTCATCGCCAGGTCCGTCCAGTCGAAGGCGGCGGGGTCTATAGTCGGGCGGCTCCAATCGGTTCGCCCCAACGACAAGACGCGTTCTGACGCCAAGGCGCTGCTCGACGGCTTCTTCGCCCAGTTGGCCGATCCTGCCTACGGATCGAACGGCAACGGCCTTATCGACCAATGGTCGGTTCAATGCGATCTGAACAACAATACGCCGGCCACTCAGGCGCTTGGCTATTTGTTCGCGTATTGCACGGTCAGATATTTGAATACAGTCAGGTATTTTGTAGTTAAGCTGGCCGGCGGCGGAAACGTCAATGTTACCGTCCAAAGTACACCGCCGACACCTGCTCAGTTCTCTTAAGCTAGGGCCCCCGCGACGCTTCCAGTCGGCGCGCGGTTTGAATTCGTGACGGCCCACGTAAAGACGCCCGTCTCCGGGTCATAATTCAGGATTGAACGAAGATATTCGCGCGTGATAGTGTTGCACTCAGACATGATGCTTCTCCATAAAGCGTTATGTTTAGAGGCCGCACTTCACGTCAATGAACGTGCGGCCTCGCTTATTATATGGCATGGCCTCTTGTTAGATCAAGCAAATAGGAGCCACCCATGCCGACTAACCAAATGAATACAGGCGTCGATTTTTCGTTCGGCTATTTCGACGCCAATACCGGTACGATTGTCGATCTCGGCGACGTGCAGAATGTCAAGATCAAGCGCGGCAAGCACGACCTGAAATCGACGCCGTACAACGCGCCGCCCCGGTTCGGCTTTGTGGAAGATGGTTTTCATATCTCTTTCACGATCACCCGCACGGGCTCGGCGCTGGAGGATTTCAGCCTTAACCAAGCTGCGGCCTTCGACGCGGGTTCCGTCATCAAGGCCGGCTATCTGTCGCAGTCGGTTAATAACCCGGATGGCAGCGTTAGCCGCTACCAATACACCGGCTTCGTCTTTTTCATGGACGATCCCGGCGACGTGTCGCGCGAAAAGGTGGTTACGATCACCTGTGAGGGCGCGGCGTCGAAGAAGGTTCGAATTGCCTAAATTCGCGGAGCAGGCTGGAAGTAGTCGAGGAGCATGAGGGCAAAAATGTCAAAATCAGACGAAATCGCGGCCCGCGCCGCCAAATACAACCGCATCGAGCGCGTGGCCGATAGCCTGGGCCGCGTGATAGGCGTTCGCAGGCTCAAGCCGTCGCAACAATTAAAGGTTGAGGAACTAGCCGGCAATCTAACCGGAACCGTCACCATGACGGACGACCGCACGGGCACGACGGTCGAAGTCCCGCGCCGTTTCCCGCTCATGATCGCGGCTGCTGTATGCGAAATTGACGATACGCCGGTTCCTTTCCCCAAGAGCCGGGGCGAACTTGACGCCATCCTGGATGCTCTGGATGAAGAAGGGATGGCCGCCGTTGTCGAGGCCTTCGGAAAAATCAACGAAGAAACCACGGCTCAGAATGAGAGCATCAAGGATGAGGCCGCAGTTGCAAAAAACTCGCGGAGGGCGCCGAATTCCGCAACGTCGTCGCGTTGATGAAGATCGGCGTCCCGTTCAATACGGCATGGGACATGGTTGACGCGGGCATGTGGCCAGAGATTACAGCCATGATTGTTGTGAATGGCGAAATGGAAGGCGGCAAGTTCGATTGGGGCGCGATGCGGTGGGAGCAAGATAAGCCATGACGCAAAATGTGTCCATTACGCAAATGGCGTCTATCTTTGTGCGGGCTGGCGTTGCGATGCCGATGGCCTCGCGCGAAGCGATTGAAAAAGCCGCCGACATGGTGCTTGAGCAAATCAGGTCCGAGCCGGGCGAATATCAGACCGGCGCCGGGCCTTTCGCATCATGGGCTCCGCTGGCGCTATCGACACTGGCCGACAAGGCGTATCAAGGACTGCCTTCTCCGTCGCCTGAACTGCGCACGGGCGATTTGCGCGACAGTTACGAAAAAACCATCGTGAGCAATCACAAGGCCGAAGTCGGCTCTGATTCCGATGTTGCCGTCTATCAGGAGCTAGGCACGTCAAAAATGCCACCGCGCTCAATCATCGGGCTCGCCGCCGCGAAGAAAGAGCACGAGATTTGGCAAATCACCGGGCGCTTGTTCTTTGGTGTTCTGACGTCACCCTATCAAGCGGGCGGATTTAAAGGCTGGACGGGGAGCGGCACACATATTCCGGTTCCCATCACCAAAATTTAAATACCCGCCATTCGTTTGCGCTTGCTGCGTTTCGTATCCCAAATTGCCGCAAATAAAGCGGCAACTGGCACGGGCGCAAAAACCCACGGGAGCCATTCGGGGAGCGCGTTTCCATCATTGACCGAGACAACAGAAATCGTGGTCATAACGATACCCGCAACCAGCGTGTAGACGATCATTCGGGCGGCAATTTTAAGACAATCAACGAAGTTCAACTGCTGCTCCTTTGATGGGTCGGCTAATGCGCCGTTTGCAATGCGAACGGCCAAATCAGCCTGCTCTTGCGAAAGAGGTTGAAGCGGCGCGCCAATCTTGCCAGCGGCGCCCATGACGGCGGAAATTGCCAGCTCCGGCGAGACGTCAAACCATTCGCCGCTGCAACGATGCGGGCCGAGCATCCCATGCGCGGCGGCCTCGATGTCGTAACCCGTTCCGGGCGTGACGCCGACGAAAGCCATGTGGAGCGGAAACGGAGAACTGGTCCGAAGCGTTGCCAGTCGGGCGCTTGGATTAGTCGAAACGCCGATTTTCACAAGGTTGTGAGCGCCCTTTATCACATAGACAAAAGCACCCGTTATTGGCTCGCGGGCGCCGGACGTTAGGCGCGGTTGCCGGGGCTGGCGAAAGTCCTCGCGTCCGAAACTGACGCCAGGACGGATGCCAAAGACGCGCGGTGCAGAAAACCAAAAACGCATTTTTCGATCCCGTTTTCAGGAAAATGCGGCAAAGATAGCATTAAGCGGGCGGAAGGGCAAAAATGGACATTTACAAGATCGGTATGTCCATCACGCTCGCGAACGGCGTGTCAAGCGTTCTGGCGATTATCGCCAAAGACATGTTTATGCTTGAGGGCGGCGTAAAAAAGCTCCAATCCGCCATGACCGGGCTGAACAAAACGTCTCTGCTGGTCGGCGGCGCGCTTGGCGTCGTCGTGGGCGGGGGCATCATTGCCGGCTTTGCCAAGCTGACCGATCACGCAAAGGAGCTTTCGCACCAGCTTGTCCAGATCAAAAAGCTGGGTGTCGATGCTGGCGACTTCGATAAATATCGCGAGGCGGCGTACAAGGCGCATTCACAGGTTCCCGGCGCGACAAGCGTTGACGCGCTGAAAACCCTCGGCATGACGCATTCGATGTTTGGCGTCGAAGGTAGTATCAAAGCGTTAAAGCCAATTTTGGAGTTTGCGCAGGCTCTTGGCAATTCCTCGGGGGATTATGAAAAGGCCACGGAGCAAGTTAAGGAAATGGTTCGCGCGGGCGAACTTTCCGGGCAATTCGTGAACGAATCCACGCATAAAGTTGATGTGGATAAGCTCCTAAAGTTTCTCGACCTGGGCCAAAAGGTCAACGCGGCGACGCACGGCATGGTCAACCCGCACACATGGTTGATGATGGCGCAGCAAGGCGGCCCGATGCTCGGAACGATGAGCGAAGAGGGCATGTTGACGATGGCTATGGTCGGGCAGGCCATGGGCGGCCCGCGCGCCGGCACGGCGATCCAAGCGGTTGGACGCCAGTTCCTCGGCTTCAAGATGACGACGCCGACCGCCGACGCGCTCGATTCCATCGGGTTCATGAAACAAGACATGTACACCGACAAAATGGGGCGCTTGCGGAACAAATATACGACAAACAAGGGGCTTTGGAGCAAAGAAGGCGGTCCATTTTCCGAAACCGGAGCAGAATTCGCGCGGACGACGCAGGAGGACCCGCTCAAGGCTTCCATGATCCTCCTTAAAGCTTTGAATGAGCACGGATACAAGACGATGAAAGAAATCGTCCCGATGCTTTATCAAATCCTCGGGACGGACACGGCGCGCAGGCTAGAGCACGAACTTGTCAGAAACGCCCCGCAGATGTTCGATGAAAAAGGCCGCATCAAGCAGGGCATGGGCGTCGGCGCGGCCAACAAAGTCCAGAACGCCGAGGACTATGAACAGGTTTTGCATAATTACGAAGCGGCGAAAAACGAAATGCTTATGCATGTCGGGTTGCCGTTGATGCAAACCGCAATTCCTGTTTTGAAGAAAATAACTGAATTTTTCGACTGGCTCGGCAACTTTGCCAAAGAACACCCCGACGACATCGCCAAGGTCGGCGCGGCAATCGCCGCTCTTGGCGCCGTATTTCTCACGGCGGGCGTCCTCGCTATATTTTCGGCTATCGCCGCGGGCGGCTGGCTTGTTGTCGGACTTCCCGCGCTCGCTGCTGGCATCGCTGCATTTTGGGAGCCGATCAAAGCCACGGTTGGCTTCAATTGGGAAATTCTAAAAACAGGCTTCGCGATGGTTGTAAACGGCATCAAGTCTTTGGCTGGTGCTTTCGAGTGGTTCAAGGAAAAGGTCGGCGGCCTGTTCTCGCATACAAGCCTTGACGGCGGCGGGGGCTCCGGCGGCGCTCAACTGATCCGCGCATCGCTGGGCGGCGGTGGTGCGGCAAATGACAATGTTGTCACGCGAGCGATGCGAAGCGGAGCAGGAGGCGCAAGCGTTCCGGGCCATATCGGCGGAATGCTCAACATGGGCGGCGCATCCTATGCCTTTGGCTCAGGCGGCGCGGGGAACTCAATCCCGGCGGGCGATTATCCGATTACGCCAGGCTCAATTGGCGCATGGGGCGCGGCGCATGGCGCGATCGGCATCAACAATAATGCAATTTGGGATTCATCGCTTGGGCGATTCCGGCGCGGAATTGAACTTCATGCGGGCCATAGTTCCCGGCTTATCACCGAAGGGTGCATCGCCATTGCAAGGGAGCAATGGCCAGCGTTCCGCGCCCATGTGCTAAGTATTATCCGCCAGCAGGGCAGCGCGTATTTGCATGTTGGCAAAGACGGCGTGAACATCGTCGGTGGTCATTCCAGCGTAAGGCCCTATTCCAAGCCGCACCACGCCCCGCCGCAATCGATCCAGGTCAATCTCGACGGCGAAGTGATTCACCGCTCTGTTGTCAAGCATGCCCGCCGCGCGACCGAACACAGCCATCAGGCCCCGACCTTTGACGGGCACCATGATTATTCCGCGCCCGATGGGCAGATTTGGGCCGCCTGATGTCAACCGATCAAGTCAGCATCGGCGGTCTTGTCCTCGACGGGTTTTCCGCGCCGCAAACCATGACGGGCGGCGGCAAGCACGC